TATGAGTTCTCACACGTCAATAGGTATTTAGGCTTATTTTGACCAAGGGGGCTGGATCGGGTAGCATAGAGAAATGGAAATAAAAGAGCAAAACCCGGCAGATTTAACGCATTTAGAGAATAATTCTAGGACTCATAGTGATCAACAAATAACCGAGATTGCCGCCAGTATCACAGAATTTGGGTTTACAAATCCGGTTCTTGTGGACGCTAATAATATTATCATAGCGGGTCATGGCAGAACTTCAGCCGCCATTGAATTGGGGTTTGATAAAATCCCCACGATTGAGTTAAAGGGTCTTACGGACACACAGATAAAGGCCTACGTGATTGCAGACAATCAATTAGCGCTAAATGCTGGATGGGATTTCGATCAGCTTGAAATAGAAATTAGTGAGCTCAGGGAGTTGGATTTTGATATTGATATTTTGGGGTTTGATGATGAATTTTTAAATGGCTTGGCGGATGAATCTGCGGAGGGTTTGACTGACGAGGACGCAGTTCCAGAAGCGCCAGCAACGCCGGTTACAGTGTTGGGCGATATATGGCAGCTCGGAAACCATCGATTAATGTGCGGGGATAGTACGAGCGCTGACGCTGTAGAAAAGTTAATGGATGGGCAAAAGGCCGATATTGCTTTTACTTCCCCGCCCTATAACGTAGGCAAAACACCGAACGGCAATGATAAAAAATACTTAAACGATAACGACAGCAAATCACAGGACGAGTACAGGTGTTTTTTAAATGACTTCACAAATAACGCTCTATTGTTTAGTGACTATGTTTTTTCTAATATACAGTCATTAGCAGGCAATAAGATTGCTCTTATTAGTCATGTTTATGATATGCGAGAAAAATATGCTGATGTAATGATTTGGGATAAAGGTTCGGCAGAACCGGCTATGGCAAGAAAGGTGCTAAATAGCAGATTTGAATACATTTACATATTTTCAAATGAAGCAAAAAGAAGTATTGGCCGAAGAGACTTTAGAGGCACACTGTCCAACATCGTAGAAATAAAAAGCAGGCAAGATAAAGATTATGCGAAAATTCACAAAGCTACTTTTCCGGTAGAGTTCGCGTCTTTTTTCGTCTCTAATTTTTCAGAATCATCCGTATTGGATCAGTTCGGTGGCACAGGAACTACACTGATATCCTGCGAGAAAGAAAACAGACGCTCCTTTGTAATGGAGTTAGAGGAAAAATACTGTGACATTATTATAATAAGGTGGCAGGATTTCACAGGAAAGCAGGCTATACATATTGAAAGCGGCAAAACATACAATGAAATGGTTTAGTTATGTCCGAGAATAAAAGACCAGCGCATAGGCCAAAAGAGTTTATTCCAGACTTGGAGCAGGTAGAAAAGCTCTGTAGATTGAATTGTACTGACGACGAAATAGCATCATTTTTCGGCGTGTGTAGGAAAACAGTAGAGCGGGAAAGAAAGTCTAATCCGGAATTTAATGATGTCATCGAGCGCGGTAAAAGCTATGGAAAATTATCGCTAAGACGAAAACAGGTTGAATTAGCCCATGACGGAAACCCAACTATGTTAATTTGGTTGGGCAAAGTTTATCTGGGCCAGCGAGAAAATATAGCGGTGGAGCATTCAGGCGAGGTGAACCATAAAAATCTCAACGATTTCTACAGCGGATCGGATGACGACGACAAAACCGACGCTTAACCCTGTCTTAAAAGATTTTTGGAAAACCAAAGCTGATATAAAAATCCTTAAGGGTGGTCGAAGCAGCTCCAAGACTTGGGACGCTGCGGGCTTTGCTGTTTATCTAGCGGTTAATTACCGTATAAAATTCCTTTGCATGCGGCAATTCCAAAACAAAATTAAAGAATCTGTCTATGCTGTTCTAGTGGTTCAGATTGAGAGATTCGGTTTAATTGATCAATTCGAGATTTTAAATAACGTAATACGCCACAGATATACGGGTTCAGAGTTCCATTTTTACGGCATCCATAGGCACATAAGCGAAATAAAAGGTTTCGAGGGTGCGGATATAGGATGGATTGAAGAGGGGGACGGGCTGACTAAAGAGCAATGGAAATTCATAGAACCAACGCTCAGAAAAGAGGGCGCCGAAGCCTGGATTTTATATAACCCCGATCTAGTGAGTAATTTCATAGAATCGTTTAAACATGATTTGAGCAAAGGCGTTTTAGTTCGCCATATTAACTATGACGAAAATCAATTTTTATCAGATACGATGCTGCGTAAAATCAATCGGCTTAAAGAGTCCGACTATGACGAGTATGAGCACGTTTATTTAGGGGTTCCTAGAACTGATGACGATACGGTAATAATAAAACGGTCTTGGATTGAGGCCTCTATTGATGCCCATATTAAACTTGGCATAGAACCCACTGGGGAAAAACGAGTGGGGTTTGATATTGCCGATGGTGGCAAGGATAAGAACGCTCTGGTTTACGCGCATGGAATAGTTGCCTTCTGGGGAGAGAGCTGGAAGGGCAAAGAAGATGAGTTGCTACAAAGCTGCACAAGAGCCTACAACAAGGCGTTATCTCTTGGGGCGTCCGTCGATTACGATTCCATCGGCGTCGGTGCAGGCGCAGGCCCTAAATTCAGTGAGTTGAACGATTCTAGAAGCGATGGAAAAGTGGTCAATTATAAAAAGTTTGTTGCTGGCGCAAAAGTCATAGATCCAGATCAGCATTATATCGATACGACTGAGGCAAGAATCAAAAATAAAGACTTTTTTTGCAACTTAAAATCACAATCATGGTGGTTGGTTGCGGATCGATTTAGGAATACTTATAACGCGGTAATCAAGGGCGAGGAATTCCCGGAGGATCAGTTAATTTCAATAAGTTCGGAAATGGCGGGCTTAGCTGATATGATTACCCAATTATCGACGCCTCGGCGTAAATTTGACAACACTGGAAAAGTCAAGGTCGAGTCAAAAGAGGATCTTGCTAAGCGCGAAGTGGATTCACCGAATGACGCAGACGCATTTATAATGGCTTACGCGCCTAGGGAAAAGGATGTTTTTGGCGAGCTGCTTAACCTTGCAATGGGGAACAATTAAATGAATTTTGAAAATATCAAAGAGGTCTGGGATTACAGGCTGTCCACTGCCACGGTCATGATCGACCGGCGGAGCGGAACTTGGGTCGTCAAGATTTTCTCAAAAATCAATCTTGACTATGATCCAGCTAAACCCGAGACCGAAGCGCAACCGCTTGAAGAATTCGATACTGGGATTAAGTGGGAAGAAAACGACGAGTACGACAAGGATAAGCTAGAAGTCTGCTTTAATTGGCTGTTAGATGTTCGTGATGAGTACGCATTGCCCAATATCGAAGTGCTCAAGCCGCTGGCTAAAAGACTGGACACAGCTAATCGCAATCTTGCTGAACTGGAAAAGAATTTGACCCCGGCAGAGCGCAACGCTTGGTTAACGAGAGCTAAGGCAAGCAAGGAAATGAAAGAATTTTTTGCTGAGTTAGAAGCCGCTAAAATGGCATTCAAGGGGGCAGTGTAATGGCTATTTTTAGAACTGACGCATTAAGGAATGCGATTATAACTCCGCTAAATACTCAACGTGGCTCAAGTGCTGAGGTGCAAGTTAGGTCAGGGGTTAACGCTGGCACAGGCGGCCAAGGCACGCTATTAGCTCAATTAACCGGGAATGCTGGAGGATGGGGAACACCCACCAATGGCGTTTTGACATCGAGCGCAATCACCGAAGATTCTAGCGCGGACGCGACCGGCACCGCAGGGCATTGGCAGATTAATACCTCGGGGTCTGTGTTTTTGGAATCCGGGTCATTCACTGGCGACGGTGTGACAATCGACAACGCATCAATAACAGCGGGCCAGGCGGTGACAATGTCTGGCAACTGGGTTAATACAGCTGCATATGATGATGGGGTCTAACAATGAGCACAAAAGCAACTTCGCGCGATGCAATAGCAGTAGTTCTAACCACCGCCTCCGCACTTTTCCCGCGCAACGGCTCGAATAAAGTCATCTATGAGGAGATCACACCAGGCGGCTCAACGTATGACACACCGGGGGATTTAACGGGCCTTCGAGCTGATCTGGTTGACGCTGTGGACAAACTGGGTTAATGGCGTCTCCTACGGTAGTTGCGGAAACTCCCAGCAATGACGACAACGCGACAACATCATTTACAATATTAACCGGCTCTCCCCTTGAAGGTGAGGGCGTTGTTATCTTCCTGTCTAGGGATAACGGGGGAACCGGTACGGTTTCGTGGTCAGACGGCTATACCGAGTTATACGATTTAAACGACGACGACGGTTTTTCCAGCGGCGCAGCGGCCTATAAACAGGCGGGAGCGTCTGAGCCGTCGTCTATCACGGTAACTGCTACAGTCTCCGGGGAATTCACGGCTCGCGCGTACAGAATATCGGGACACCTAAGTTTTGCTACACAGGCCCCCGATGTAGGAACAGTCACTAACGGTGGCAACACTGTTACTCATGACCCACCGAGCGTTAATGTAACCGGCGGCGCGGCGGATATTTTATCGTTTGCTGTATTGCCGTTTGACACTCACAATTCAGACGTTAATACATTTCCTTCGAGTTATATTAACACTGGTGTTACGAGGTCTGGCGTCTCTGGCTCTCAATGCTCCCTAGCATTTTGCACTAGGGCGATAACGTCTGTATCCAGCGAAGATCCCGGCGCTTTTACGTTATCAGCTACGAGACGAGGCATTCCTACCACTGTATTAGTGCAGGAAGACGCGGCTAGCGGTAGCGCAATCACTGCAGACGTTGATGAGGCTGGTGATACTACATCCGCCGCCCTCGAGGTTACTGTTAGTGTTTCCGCAAGCGTAGCAGAAGCAGGCGACACCACAACCGCCGCACTGAATAACATTGTTAGTATTAACGCTAACGTGGCCGAAGCAGGAGACGCCACAACCGCGGCACTGGCCACCATCGTTAGCATTACCGCCAATCAAACAGAGGCCGGCGATACAACAACAGCTACTCTAAATAATATCGTTAGCATTAGCGCTAACGTAGCCGAGGCTGGCGATACCACGGCGGCCAGTCTCACAGTTGGCGGCCTATCTCAAATAACTGCCAATGTCAACGAGGCGGGCGACACCACAAGCGCCACGCTGAATAACATTGTTAGCATCACGGCAAACGTGGCTGAGGCTGGCGACAGTACAGCGGCGGCGATATCAACAGGCGCCGCATTAATCGCGGCTACTGCTGAAATTGACATTTTCCCAGCTTATGGGGGACAATCGAATATAATCCCCGCTTATACTGCCATGGTTGACATATTATGACAGCGCTTTTTATAGATAACCCATCATGTTTGGAGCTTTCAGATTTAACCGCATGTGGTAGTACTGATCTGATCATTGACGCTACCGTCACGGGTACTATTTTTGATCCTGATGACGTGGAAGTAACTGGCGAAACGTGGCCGCTAGCCATGCCTTTCGATTCGGTTACTAGTATTTACCGTGGCGTCACATCCGCAACGCTGGGATTAACTGAGGGCGTTAATTATCGCGTTAACATCGTTGCGAAAGATGGCGGGGGTAATGTATTGACCGATCAAGATTTACAAA